TATCAAGTGGTACAGCACAATATGGTACAATGATGGGTACTTTGAATAATGGTAATGGTTATATACAACAACAAAGATTTGATGGAACTGCAACTACTTACAATTTATTATTACAACCTAATGGTGGAAATGTCGGGATAGGAACTGCATCGCCAAATACTTTATTACATTTATATAGCACAAGCAATACTCAAATGAGATTGCAGTCAAATAATACAGGTGCTCAATGTAATATTATATATCAAAATGGAACTGCATCTTATTCAGTAGGTATTAATTCTGCTGAGCAATTTAGTTTTTATTCAAGTCAATTAGGTGCTGATGCAGGATTTATTAACACTGATGGAAATTTATATTGGAATCATCATTTTTTATTTAATACTAATCATAAATTTATATATGCAAAAGATACAAATGGCGCAAATACAAGACTGCTAGGCTTAAATAATAGTAATACTACTTATATAGGACCAATAGATGCTTATGCAGGTGGTAGTGTTATTTATGGTCTTAGTTCAAATGTTTTAGCTCACTATTTTTACACAGATGGTGCTATCAGAATGAAATTAGATGGTCCTGTTTTAGACTTGCCTAACACTGGAGATTGGAGTTCTATATTAAACAACACAAATTCAGGTGGCTTAAGATTTGGTAGTAAAGACGCAGGTGGAACATTAGCATATCAAATAGAATTATCTAATACTGGTAATTATGTAAAGTTAAATGAAAACACTACAGTAACTGGAAATTTAACGGTATCTGGAAGTATTACTGGTACAGCATCAAATTCAACTTTATTAAATAATTTAGGAGCTGGTAGCTTTTTAAGAAGTGATGCTGCAGATACTATAAGTTCTCAACTTACAATGGGTACTCAAACATCTCTTGTTGCATCAAATTATGGACACGGTGTATTTGGTGTATATCATGCGACAAAGTATCAACATGTTTGGAGTATGGGAACAGCATATAAAGGTCCTGCAGACGGAGTAAGTACAGGAAGCGTAGGTAATTTATATGGTTTAGCTTGGAGTTATAATCCAGATTATGGTGCAGTAGGAAATAATGCACAATCTAAAACAGGTTTAAGCCACCAATTATTGCTAACAATAAACGGTATTACTAAAACTGCTTTAGGTGATGGTATATGGACAAATGGCCATGTAACAATGCAAGGAACTAAAAGACTTTACTTAGATGGTGGTAGTGATACTTATATACACGAACAATCAGGAAACCAAATAGGATTTGTTACTGGGGGTAATACAAGATTATTAATTTTACCACATAAAACTTATATTAACTCAACTGGTGCTAATGGATTAGTTATTAACAATGATGAAGGAACTACTACTAATTCAGGAAGAATATTCTTTGAAGGAAATAGTACAACTGCCTTAATGCAAGAATTTGATGATTTTAGCATTAGAACTGGAGCAACTACTGGTAGTTCGAGTGGAACAGAAAGATTTAGAGTAAATACAAGCGGTGTTGATGTTGTTGGTAATATAACATTAACTGGAACAGTAGATGGTAGAGATGTTGCTTCTGACGGAAGTAAATTAGACGGAATAGAAAGTGGAGCTACCGCAGACCAAACAGCAGCACAAATATTAACTGCTATTAAAACAGTAGACGGAAGTGGTAGTGGATTAGACGCAGATACATTAGACGGATATGATTCATCAAGATTTTTTAGAAGACAAGGAAGTGCTTCTGCTACAGTAGGTCCAGGTTGGATGACGGTAGCTACAAATACAAGCGGTAGAAAAGCTGGAGAAATATTAGTTACAGATGGAGATTCTGGAGACCACGGATTTATTAGAATACATTGGTTAAGAAGTTTTTCTGATAGCAACTTTACTGTTATTAATTGTGGTGGATACAACAATAGAATTTCTGGGGTTAGAGTATTAAGTCAAGATAGTGACAATACTTATGGAGAAAAAATTCTACAAGTTTATGTAGAAGCTAATTCTGCTTATGAAGCTAAAATATTTCGTATGGGAGATAATCAACATTATTCCGACCACACAATACACACACCTACAATAGAAAATACTATTACTGGTTATTCTTTACACGGGAATCAATTAGAAAATTTAGACACTTATGGATTTGCACACGAAGAAGGAATATTAGCTGGTGGAAATATGGAAGCAGATAGAATGCGTACTGGTGTTGGAACTGCAGCATTTCCAGCTTACAGTTTTGAAGCAGATACTGATACTGGTATATTAAGAACTGCAGCAGATACAATAGGATTTTCAACTGGTGGCTCATCAAGATTTACAATGAATAATAGTGGAGTATTTTATGCATCAAATTTAATACAAGCTGGTAATGGTGGTGTACAAATTTGGGATGGAACACACGGATTTAAAACAGTATTAGCAAAAGATAGTACTTACACCAAGCTATTAAATAATGATGGAGCTACTTGTATACATCTTGGAGATACTGGCGACGGTACAAACTATTTTAACAACGGTACACATAGATTTAGAAGTATTGGTGGTAGTGAATATATGCGTATTCAATCTGGAAACATATCTGGAGTTGGTTCTGATTTAAGTTTAAGAAGAGCTAACAACAACGACGATAGAATTACTATACAAGCATCGGCACATAGATTTTATGTAGATGCCGTAGAAAGACTTTCAATAACTTCTTCAGGGCTTCAAGCAGACCAAAATATAAGAGTAGGTAATGGAAGTCAAGGAACTCCATCTCATAGTTTTGGTAATGATACTGATACTGGTATGTATAGATTGGGAGCTGATGATTTAGGTTTTACTGCTGGTGGTTCATTAAAGTATGGTATATTAAATGGGCTAAATAGATTTTATTCTAATGTAGTAGTTGGTCCTAACAACAACAACTCTAAACCATATATACAATACAAAAACGGATATGATACAGCATCTACTCCTAGTTATTCTTGGTACTATGATAATGGTTGTGGTATGGGTCATCCAGCAGGTAGTGTAATAGCATTTAGTACAGGTAGTAACGAAAGAGGAAGATTTACTAATAGTGGATTGTCTGTTACTGGCAGTATTTCAGCATCAGCAGATGTAATAGCTTATGCATCATCTGACAAAAGATTAAAAGACAATATTAAAAATATTGCAAATCCATTAGATAAATTAAACAAACTTAATGGTGTAGAATTTGATTGGAATGACAAGCAAGACTTGTATAAAGGACACGATATTGGTGTTATAGCACAAGAGGTAGAAGAAGTATTACCTGAAATTGTGGATACAAGAGAAGATGGTCATAAGGCAGTTAAATATGATAGAATGGTTGCTTTATTAATTGAAGCAGTAAAAGAACAACAACAACAAATAAACAAATTACAGGAGAAGTTAAATGGCTAAAGTAATAAGTGCAGCAGAAGCTGCAGTAGAATCAGTTGAATCACCAAAAATGGTATCAATTAAACATACGAGAGTTATGAAAAATCCAAACGGTAATGATGTTACTGTTTTAGATTGGGAAGAAACTAAAGATGTTGATTCAGCTATTTCAGATTGCGAATCACATAAAGCTAATTTAGAATCACAACTTACTGAGTGTGAAACAGAATTAGCAGACTATATAGCAATAAGAGACGCTGAGTAATACATGGCTTTATCAGCATCAGGACAAATTAGTCTTAATGACATTAATGTAGAAACTGGTAGAACTGGTACTACTGCTAATACAAGTTTAAAGAATATGTCAGATGGAACTACTATAACTATTAATACTGCTAATGCAAGTGCAAATAGACCAGATGGTTCTACTCCACACGCTATGAGTGAATTTTATAGTTATGACCACGACTTGGCAAGTACATCTTGGAGTAGTGTTCCAGCAGACTTTACATTGTCTGGGGTAGATGGTGGTACTCAAATATCTGGTTTAAAAACTATTAGTTTAACTGGTGGAAGTGGAAATACAACTATTAGTAGAACAACTACTGGTAGTCCAGTAATAACATTTCAGGGAGCTTTTTCAACAAGTGGCGACCCAGGAACTGGAGCAAGTTTTTTCAATTTACCAGAAACTATAGCACATACATCTGGAACTTTATATTGCAGATTTAAATGTATACACCAGCCTAATAAAGACGGTACTGGTACTGTTACATTGAGTTTTACAAATAATGGTGTAACAAACAATGATTGTGATGTAACAATTAGCTTTGGTGCTCCAGGACCGCCTTTACCATAAAGTGTTTGATAAACATATATTTATTTTATAAATTCATGTAACTATTAATAGTAAATAAGGAGAAATAAAATGGCTAAAGAAAAAATAGAGCAACAACAAGAAATGAATTTAGATGACACTCTAAAGTCTATTGAAGCTCAAATAGCTGAATTACGTGGTATGCACAATTATATTTCTGGTTTGAAAGAACAAGGATTTAAAGTTGTACCACCTCTTCCTAAAGAAGAAAAGTAGAAAGGGAGGGGGGAGAAATCCCCCTTACTTTAATTTGAAATAATAGGGGAATACAATGGAAGTCGGTAAAGACACTAAATTTACATTATCTATAGAAACTGGAATCAGTATAGTCGTTACCATAGGTATGATAATTGCTATGTGGTATTCATTACAAGCAGAAATAGAGCTGGCTAAAGAATTACCAGAACCAGAGGTTTCACGTATGGAATATGATTTAAAAGACCAGATGATACGTGATTCAATACTAAACACAGAAGAAAAAGTAGATAAACTTGAAGATAAAGTAGATTCTGTTAAAGATGACACGAGAATGATTCAAGAAACACTACTAGACATGAATAAGAACTAATGAGGTTTTCAAATGAACAACAAATTTATATCATACTTGGTATTAACGCTTTGCTCGTCGCTATCTTGGCTGCACTCACAATCAGTCAACTTAGATAGTTTTGCGCAAATACAAGCACTAAATATACAAAAGTGTGCAGTAGTACAAGTTAATGCGGGTTGGAATTATCAGAATAGAGTAAAGGTAGAGAAGCTAGCTGAAATTTGCTATGTAGGTGAAATAGATTTAACTAATAAAACTATAGGTTTGGTAATACAAAAAGAATGGAATATTAAAATAGTTCCTACTATTATTATTTTAAAAGAAGGAAAAGAAGTAATGCGTTATGAACCTAGTATTAGTATGAAGTTTGATGAACGTGAAGTTTTTGATAAGATTAAAAAGGAAATACAATAATGGGAGATAATATGGTAGGATTTATAATAGGTTTTATTTTAGGATTTAGTTTACATTATGCACTATTTTGCGCTGATGATATTAAAGACAAATGTGTAAAATGTTATAGTTTTTTAAAACTTAAAAAAAAAGTTGTAAAAGCAAAGAAAAAAAGAAAAGGTAAAAAATAATGCCTAAATTAAATGTAGTTGCTGGTATTATTGATAAGGTTGCAGGTCATGTAGACAAGTTTACTTTAGACAAACAGGAGAAAGCTGAGTTAATTGCAGAAATTAATAAAGCACAAATGGAAGTCAATAAAGTAGAAGCTGGTCATACAAGTATCTTTGTTGCGGGATGGAGACCCTTTACGGGCTGGATATGTGCCACAGCATTAGGGTATCATTTTATATTGCAACCTCTATTAACATTCGTGTTATATAGTTTTGGAAATGAAATTGCATTACCAACCTTTGATATGGGTACTCTTACAACAGTACTTCTCGGAATGCTCGGTCTTGGGGGAATGCGCAGTTTTGAGAAGGTAAAGAAAAGTGCCTAAAAAAGAACAAAAATTATTAGGATTCCACGGCGGAATAAACGACCATTCAGACCCAAAAGATATTCAAGATATTGAGCTAGTTGAAGCTACTGGAGTAGACGTTTCTAAAGTTGGTAGAATAGTTGGCTTAGGAGATACAAGCGGTAGTGCTATAGTTTCTCAAAAAGATTATGATTTGCAAAAAGGATATGGGCTTTTTTATTATTCTACAGACCACGATTCAAATGGTAATTTAGGAACTGAAGATTGGCTAACTTATTATCATGTAGATGACAATAAAATATATTTAGTAACAAGAGACAATGGAGCCACAGATAGCTTTACCTTAGGTAGTGGTGCAAAACCAAATTATCTTGTCGCTAATGGGGCATTAAGAGTCTCAGATAGCACGTTTACAAACGACACAATGTGGAGAGCTTTTGTAGATAGCAAATTATTTCAATATAATGCTAACAAAGATGATTATTTAACTATTAATAAATGGGTTGATACAAAACAACAATTAAAAAGTTTTGATGATTTATCTGTAACTTTAACAACATTTGATGCTGGTTCTGCTAATCCAGGAACAAGCAATATAACTAATGTTGCTTTAGGAACTGATGGACATATATGTTTAGCGTATTGGAAAAACGATGACGGAGATTGGAATGGTAATTATCAGTTTGCAGCTACTCCTATGTTTAAAGGAAATCAAGAAGGACCTATAAGCGTTATGCAACAAGGTATTAATTTTTACGACAATCAAGTATCGTTTCAAGTATATGTATCTTTAGGAACTCAAAGTTGGTTTGGTACTGGAGTAAATGCAGAATTTACTGAATTATCAGACAATTCAGCGCATCCGTTAATGGATGATAGAATAATAGGAATTAATTGGTATTTTAGAAGAGACGCTAATGACGATTGGGTGTTATTACAATACACTGATTTGTTAGAAGGAGATAAATATTATTGGGGCGAATATAATACAACAGACCACCCTACTTATGGTATATTTTCTGGAACTTTAAACATTAAAAGCGGAAATGATTTAAATTTACACAAAGCCGATGATAGTGGAACGTTAGTAGGATTAGATGTAGACGGAATTACAGTTCCTTCTGGTCAAGTAGCTTCATATCAAAACGCTTTATTAAAAGCAACTATAACAAATAACGCTAATGGTTTTACTGGTAGAATAGGATTTTTAAGAGCTTGGGGTGGTTTTATATCTCCAGTATATTTAAATGCAGTTGGGAACAGCGAAGGTATTCCTTTAGACTCTAATGCAACTTACAATATACCTATTAATACTGGCGGAGCTGGAACAAGAGAATTTATGGTAGAATTATTAGACGAAAATTTATCTGTAATAGCCGCTAGTGATAAAGTAACTATTACAGTAACAGACGTAGGAACTGAACCTCCTCCAACATACTCGGATTCAAATAGCTCATGATAGAAAAATTAATAAAAAAAGCCAAACAATCTTTCCCGAAATTTAAATATTACGGCGTAGGTAGTTGGGTAAGAAACGAAAAAGATTTTAGAGATTATGATATACAAATTTTGCCTCCAAGTAAATATATTACCGCAGAATGGGAAAGTGTTTTAGAGATATTTCACAATCAAATAGCTGAAGATGGTAAATATGTAGATGCGCACATATTCCCAACAATTAAAAAATTATTAGATTTAAGTGGTCCTGAAATTTCTAAGATTAAAGATTTAGAAGTTCCACGATATTTTTATGCTGAACAAATTCCTAATATAGATAAAGCTAAAAAATTGTTTGATAATTTATGGGTAAAGCATAGAAAAGTAATAGGAGATAAACAGCAATCTAAAGGATTGGGTAATTCTAAATATATAGTGAGAGAGTTATAATGCCAAATAATAGAACAGCATTAATGAATCCAGGTAAATATCATTTAGGTAATTTGTTTGTATTTCCTCCTGTGCAAAATCGTAAATATATAGATAGAAATATGATTAAAAAAATTCAATGGAAAACAAGCGCTTTAATTAATAGAAGAGCATATATTGGAAATGTTAAACTTATAGATAAAGACAATACTTCTCATATTTTTACTGATAGTATATTTAAATCTAAATCTAATAAATTTGATATATTTACATTAGATAGAAGAATTGATGTAGCAGTAGGAGACGGAGAAGAAATTGTAAGATTGATAGGATATGCTGATAGATTGTTACAATACAAACAAAACACGTTGCACATTATTAATGTTAGCGGTCAATCAGAATATTTAGAATCTACGCATAAATACAAAGGCGTATCTCATCCTAATCAAGTGTGTGAAACTGATTATGGTGTAGCGTGGTGTAATTCTCATGGAGTTTATTTTTATGACGGAAGACAAGTTAGAGATTTGTTTATAAATAAAGGCATTCGAACTATATCTAAAAGTAAATGGGATGCTTTTTATAACGACTCTCACGAAACTATAATAGGGTATTCTCCAGCTGAAAAACAATTAGTATTATTTGAAGATGTTACTAATGGAGACGATGTTATGGTTTATGATATGACTACAACTTCTTGGGTAGAAGGAGGAGGAAGAGCTCCTAATAAACAAAAAACAAATTTTGTAAATATTTGGGATGGTCGTTTAGCGTTTGGATATGAAAATCTTGACAACAAAACAACTATATCGCCTTGGACACCAGTTGTTGGACCTAATACTACTGTAATAACTCCATTTATAGTACAAACGAAAAATTTTAATTTTGGAACACAAGCTAACAAAAAAGTAACCAAAGTGTATATTACTTTAAAAGGAACTGACCCTACTAACATAGTACCTAAATTTTCAATTAATGGTGGAAATTTTGATGGAGTATTTAAAGATGTTGATGGAGTTAATATAACTAGTAGCGCTCCTTTACCTGGAAGTTCAACTTGGACTGAAATAGAAATGTTAACAGATGGTAATGCCAATAATGTAAAGTCTTTTGCTGTAAGATTAGAACAAGGTTCTAGCGGTGTCGTTAGCGATATAGAAATTAACGATATAACTATAGTATATAGGACTAAAAGTGTCAAGTAGAGAGAGACAACTTAGACATTTAGCTCAATCTAAACCTAAATTTAGAGAAGATATTCCTGACAATGATAGTGGTAGAGATGGAGATATTGTATATGTAAAACGAAACAATATTACTGAAAGCTATATTAAAGAAGATGGAGAGTGGATAAATTTATTTACAGGTACTGATGTTCAAAGAACTGCGCAACAAGGGGGTTCTAGAGTAAGAGTGATAGGAGGAATGTCTGTTTCTGTCCCAAGCGGTGGAAGTGGAAATCACAATTTGTTATTAAATTTAGATGATGATGACCATCCTCATTATGTACACAACATAGCTGCTAGAACTATTACAGCTAATCATACTTTTTCAGGTAATCCTATTTTTTCTGGGAATGCGTCTTTTACTGGTCAACCAACTTTTTCTAATATAGATATTAATGGCGGAGATATAGCAAGTACAGTAGTAATTAACAAATCTCCAGAAGTTAGCTTTAATAGCGGAGATGTTCAAGGTTCTTTAGTATTAAGCAATTTAGGAAATGCTACTGGTTCTTTAACTATACAAGCTGATGCAGTAGAAAGTTCAATGATAGCTGATAATGCTGTAACTCTTACTACGCAGACAACAGGTAATTATATGGTTAATGTAACAGGCAATAGCCAAGTATCTGTTAATCATTCTCAAGGAGAAGGTTCAACTGCTTCTTTAAGCATTGTGTCTAATTCTATTGGCAATACACAATTAGAATACAATACTGGACAACATTTAACTACAAGTTCTAATGTTCAGTTTGGAAACATAAGCGGTAGTGCTATTACTGGAATAACATTAAATACTGGTCATGGAGCAAATGAATTATATCCAATGAATCAAGCAGTAAGAACTACTGACAATGTTCAGTTTGGTGATATAGTTGTTTCTGGAGACGATATAAGCTCAGACCCTTATTCATCAGGTTTTGCTGGTAGTGGATGGAAAATAGACAATACATCTACAGCTGAATTTAAAGATTTAATATTGCGAGGAACTTTAACGGTATATGAATTATTAATACAACAAGTTAGAGCGACTAATGGTAATGTATTTATTACTAGCAGTGCTAAAGTAGAAAGCTCTAATAGTTTAAGCGCTATTAATGATGATGGTACTATAACATTTGAAGAACCCCAAAACAATTTATGTCCTTTTGTAGCTAACGATATTATAATGATGCAACAAGTTAAACCTGGAGCTGCTGCTTCTGGTGCAAATATAATTAAAAAATTAGTCTACAAAGTAAGCTCTGTTTCTAATAATGTAGCAACAGTAACTAACATAGGATACAACAATAGTAGTTTTCCTGAGGCTGGAGATGAATTTGTTCGTATAGGAAATACGAGCGTTGCAACTAGACAAGGAAGTATATATTTAACTTCAGATGATTCTAATGCACCTTTTATTGATATTAAAGATGGTATAGCAAGTTACAATGATTGGAATGACGCTACAAAGACTAAAGTGCGTGTAGGTAAACTTGATGGAATTACAGATACTGATGCTGGATTAAATGGTAGTCAAAGTGATTTATATGGATTATATGGTGAAGATGTTTACTTAAAAGGACATATATATGCTACTTCTGGTGAAATAGGAGGTATATCAATTAATTCAGGAACTTTAACTATTACAGCTTCAGATATATCTGATGTTGATTCATACGCTACAAATCAAGATAAACAAAAATTAACAGACCTTTTAAACGATAGTCCTTCTGGTAGCGGTTTCTTTTTAGACGCAAATAGATTAGGATATTATGCAAATGGAGCTTTTAAAACATATATGGACCGTAATGGTGATTTTGCATTAATAAGTACTGGAGCTGGTAATAATACATTAACATGGGATTCTTCTACTGGTGTTTTAAATATAACTGGAGATATTACAGTAAGTAACCCTGGAGACTTTGCACCAACTGATGCTGAAGCAAATGATTCTGCACAAGATAATCCAACTACATATTCTTTTGGAGGTAGTGGAGGGTTTACTTTAACTACAAATGGTACTCCAAGTACTGGATTAAATATCACTTCAGAATTTATGGGATATTACAACAATGGTTGGAAAACTATGATGAAAAACAATGGAGACTTTTTTTTAGGAGGGACTACTGGTTCTTTAGTATGGACTCACGCTTCAAACACTTTAGCAATAAAAGGTTCTTTAACAGCAGAACAAGACGCACAAAATAAAGTAGAGATTTTACCAAACGATAGTAGCAACGCTACGCTTACAGTAAAAAGAAATAATGTAGATATATTTGAAGTAGGTAGTAGTACTCAAGCATTTGAATATGATGATTTTATTGTAGCTAATAGTGCTCCTGTTTGGAATGGAGGAACAGGTAATTTATCTGCTGCTACTGATGTAGTCTATGCAAAAAGATTGTGGTCTGAAGACCAAATAACTAATAATATTATAGCTAATAGATTTTTTAAAGTAGATAGCACGGATGCAACTAAAACTAATTTTTACACTAAAATCGTAGATAACAATTTGCAAGCACAAGCAGTAAATTCAACTCCTATAACTAGTGTGTTTAGTTTAAACAAATCTTATTCTAATAATTTTGGTACTGATAAATATATTAAACAATCAATGTTGTTTGATACTCAAATAGATTCTGCTACAGGAGCTAGTAATATAAGATTTACGGATAATAGTGGAGCGGGAACAAGTATTTATCAATTTCAAACTATAGTTAAAGATACTCTTAGTGGCGATAATTACGCAGACGGAGCTTTATGTTTAATGGGACTAGATGTAGATGTAAGCAATTTAAATTCATTAGATAGAGATGATTTTGTGTTTATACAGGCTAAAAATGGGTCTACAAAGAAGTTTCAAGTCCAACACGATGGTGATGTAGTCTCAGCTGGAAATATCACCGCATTTGGCGCATCTGGTAATTTTTTAAATGTATCTGATATAAGACTTAAAAAAGACATAGAAAGGTTAAAAAATTCTTCTGAATTAGTTATGCAATTAAAACCTAGTACATATAAATGGAAAGAAGATAATTTAGAGGATGTAGGGTTTATAGCACAAGAAGTAGAAGAAGTGTTGCCTAATGTAGTTCATGTTACTCCTGGATTTATAGGAGATGATGAAAAAGTTAAAACTGTATCATATATAAAAATTATACCTTATTTAGTTGATACAATACAAGAATTAACAAAACGTATAGAGGAGCTTGAAAAATGACATTACAGCTTTCAGGACCTATAAGTTTTGGTGATATTAATGACGAAATGAATAATAATACTAACGATACATTAGATTTAAGAAGCGCATCAGCAGCTTTTAGTTTAACAACTCCTGATAGTATGGATGAATTTTATGGGCTATCATTAGACCCTGAATGGTCAAGTGTATTTGGTAACTTTAGTTTTTCTACATACTATGATTCATTTGGAAGTACTTTTGATATATCTACTACCAAGACAGCAGTATTAACTAATGGAACTAATGGAACTACTACAATATCTTGTGGTAATCCTGTATTTAGTGGTTTAGGTTCTAATGTAGGAAATATGCGTGTTAGAGTAAGTACAAGTCCTATAGCAAACGGAACTACAAATAGTAGTAATGTTTCCGATAGTGTAAGCATATCTTTAGCAAATAGCCCACAAACATTATATATGAGATTTTACGTAGATTTTCCTAATGATAACGTAGATGCAAACTATTATTCTGGAACGTCTACAATTACCTTATCTAACACTCCAAGCGGTGGTAGCACAGTATCTGTAACTAGAACAATTACTATAAATGTACAGATGGATGAAGGCGGAGGATAAAGTTGTTGAATATTAAAGATATTATCTGTATATTATTTATAAAATCTGTGAGGAATTATGGCTAAAGTAAAAACAATATATGACAGAATAGGTGAAGCTCAGTCTGATTATGCATATAATGTAACACAAGCAGATGTTCAAAAAAGCTTAGGAGCTATTAGAGTACAGGGCGTAAAGCAAAAATATGACACGTTTCAAAACATATTAAATTTTGCTGGTAAACTTGGAGAAATTAAACAAGAAATAGGAGAAGCTACAACTACTCAATCTGAAGTAGAACAAGGTATTGATATAGCAAGAAGAAAATTAGCTACTAAATCAGAAGATGGAGAAATGATAGTTCCCGACCTTGATTTTGACAGAAGAAGTCAAACTTATACACTAGCGGGAGATGAATATAGCAAGGGAGATTTTCAAGCTTTATTTCAAAAAGAAAAAGAATTAAGATTAAATAAAGTTTTAGGTATAAATGATACTAGATATAGAAAAACTGAAGAAGAAGAAGAAAAAAAATATAAAGACTATAAACCTTTTGAATTTAAAAGTTTATGGGATACAATGGATTGGAATAGTTAATGGCTTTTTGGGCAACTTTAGCAGCTAACGTAGGTTCTAGGCTTTTAGGAGCTGGAGGACAAGCGTCTCAAAATAGGGCGCAAATGGCATCAAATAGCGCTCAAATGAAAAGTTTAAGAGAAAGTTTAGATAGCTTAGATGAATTAACTTCTGCTAGTAAAGAAGGCGCTCAAATTGAACAACAAGAAAGTTTTGAAAATATTGGTAAAAAATTATCTGATGTAACTACCGATTTATACAAAAGAAGAGAGGATGCTAGTACTGGTGGATTTGCTAAAAATATGCAAGTAGAAGAACAATTTTCAGAAGGCGCTAGAAAAATGGCTGAAGATTTTAATCAGAAAGTTATGGATTCTAATAAAAATTTAGATAAAATGTTAGCTGGTATAGATTCAGAAGAAGCGCAAAAAAGAAGTAGCATTTTAGGTCAAATACAAGTATTACAAGCTCAAAACAAACAATTGGGCAAAAGAAAAAAATGGTATCAAAATATATTTTAAGGATTAATTATGGCAGAAAACACAATAGCAGATTCATTATTAGCAATTCTTAGGTCTCAAGAAAGAAGACAAGAAACAGAAACTGCTCAATCTTTGCAGGCTATGTCATTAGCTTTAGAGTCAGACAGAGCAGAAAGAAGATTGGCTATGGAAGAAAGAATAGCTTTTGACCAAAAAACAGAAAAACTTGCTTTAAGAGTAGAAGCTAAAAAACAAGAATATTTAGGAACGTTATATACTGGTTATTTTCAAAATGATTTTTTAACATATTTTAAAGATTTTATGGAAGAAGGAGGATTGCTAAAAGAATCTGCTTTAGATGCAAGAGGCTCAGATGGTTATCAAGGTTTAATAGCAAAGTATGTACAAGATGGATTTAGCGGAAGAGATGCAAAAAAAATAGTTGCTAGTATATACCAATACGAAAAAAGCGGTAGAACAAATTCAGCTGTTATGCAAGAAGTTGTAGATTTATTTCTTGTAAAAAGAAAAGATAAAAGTTTTTTACGAGCTGCTGTAAATAGCGGTATTTATACTAAAGATAATTTTGCTCAAGACATAAATGCATTTAAAAGAAGTAGCGAATTTGATATAGCATCTTTAGGGTTGTTAGCTGAAGGTTTTCAATCTAATAAAGGGGATTTACAATATGATTTTGACTATGAAAACTTCTTAAGTGGAGGTAAATTAAAAAGAACTCAAGGAGAAACTCAACAATTTGAAACTCCTAAAGAACAGCTTATAGATGAAGGTAAGAATTATTACACAGAAACTGAATGGGCATCAAAAATTGAAGGAATAGAATTTGATGAAGAAGCAACTAAAATTGGTCAAAGCGGATATAAACTAGAAGGTGATTATGTTTACGATTCAAGTAAACCATTTAGTGTAGAAAGCTTAGAAGGAGTAGAAGACAATTTAGAAGTTGCTCAAAATAAATTAATTAATACTAATAGAGAAATTAATACTTTAAATCAAAATATATCTAGAAGAGTTAATGAACACGAGAAAGGTATAGGATTGTATAACGAAAATGATAGAGCTATAGATTCTGCAAATTTAATAGCATTGGAAAAACAGAGAGATATTTATAGTTCATATATACAAGATAACAATACAGTATTAGACAAATTGGAAGAAGAGTATGCAGGCGTCATATCATCAGAACAAGCTAAAAAAGAAAGTTTGATACAAAGCACTATTATTCCAGATGTTAAAATAGACAAAAGCGAAGGTAGGGCTTTAATAGAAACACCTACTTATAAAGCTCAGAAATAATAATATATGTCAGAAAAAAAATCTATAGAAGATATTTTATCACAGACCTTAGCAGACGCAGTCTTTGATGTAAATACACCAGCACAATCAAGTGAAGGTATGTTTGATGCAGACTTTTTTAATCTTCCTACCTTAGATGATTTATCCAAAATAACTAAACCAATAGATGCTCCTCAAGTAAAAGAAAGAAATATATTGCGTGGTTTAGGAGAATTTGGTAGTCAATTTGCACAAAGAGGTGCTGAAACTGCAACATTGGGATTAAGTAAATTTGCATTTGGGGAAGCTGAAGAAGCTGAAACGTTAGGGGGTAAAATAGGTGCAACATTAGGTACAGTTGCTGGTTTTATGGCTCCTATGAGTTTATTTGGAAAAGCTGCTAAAGTTGGAGTAAGAGCAACAAGCAAATTTAGTGGAACAAAAATGGTTGAAGAATTAAGACCATGGGCTAAAGAACATTTAAAAGGAAAAGTTAAACATGTAGGAAAACAAAGAGATTCTCTTGCTCCTTTAACAGCTGAACAAACAGAAAAAATGTTTTTTGACGATGTTGTAGAAAGAGGATTATTAAAGAAGATAGAAGAATTTGGAGCAGATAGAACCTTCAAAACAGTAGTAGATAGAAATAAATTTAGTTCTGATACTATGTTATACGCTGGTAAATTTTTACAAAAAAGAGCTAGCGAACTAGGATTAAAAATTGGAGATGATGTTATTGACCCTAAAACAGGAGAAATAACTAATACTGTTTTAAACAAATTTGGTAGTCAATTTGCAAAAGAATGGGAGAGAGTTGGAGCAAGACCTATTACTGAGTTTCGTCAACAATTAATGAGAGCAGTTCCATTTGGAAACGAAGGAAAAGCATCAGCTAGATTAGCAACAGCTTTAGAAGAAGGTATAGCATTTGCAGCAGTAGAAGGAGCTATGCACGTAACTAATGTTGCTGGAGGATTTCATCAACACGACGGAACAGAAGCTAGATTGGATGAAATGGATGACGTTTTAGGACAAGCGTTTGTATTAGGTAATTTATTAGGTGTCGGTAGATTTATTCCAGGAGGTGTACAGGGAGGAGCAATACCTAACTTATTTACAAAAAGTGGAAGAGCTCAAGGTAAATTATTATTAGGTTATATGCCAAAAATGGCTGATAAATATAATCCTATTGGAACAAACACTGCGGCAATAAATGATAGATTGAGTTTGTATAATATGTTTAGACATTACGACAAATTAAAAATGGGCGATGGTCAAATGCGTAAACAAATGAGAACAGCTTTTGAAGACCATCCATTAAAAGGAGTATTGCCTAAAGAATTTAATTTTAGCAGAGCTAATATAAGAGAAAAATTACATTTTGGAACTGATGTTGAAAAAGATGCATTAGGACAAATGTTAAAAGATAATTTAAAAACTGTAGGAACTTACGCTTCAAAAGCATGGAGAAAAGATTTTCCAGCTCTTTTAAGAAAAGATATAGTTGGAAGTCAATTGCGTATGGGGTATGGTGGTATGGTTTTAGGTGGAGGTCCTCAAGTTTTATTTGATGAAAATATTATGTTTGAAGATAAAATGATAGGATTTTTAACTGGATATTTTTTATTTAAACATGGTAAAGAAATTAATTTTAAACAAGGTGAAATAAAAGCTGAAGATATGTACGGAAGCTGGAGCGGTTATAAAAAAGAATATGGTGAGCAAAGAGCTGAATTGCGTCAAATAGGAGAAATGTGGGAAGCTTTAGGCGTTGATTTTGGTCAAGGTCCTTGGGCTAGTATTATTGCAAGAAGCAGAAGAATGGATGAAACTATAGCTGATAGAGCAGAAGTAAACGCAGCTTTAACATCAACAGAATCAATTCTTAATGTTATTAATCCAATAACAAAAGATAGAGGTATGAAAGTTCAACAAACAAAAGCTGAATCTGAAAAAATTACAAGAGATAAAGACTATCAAATGACTAATGAAATTCATCAAAACGTTAAAAAACATTTTGAAAATGAAGGATACATAGAAAGTTCTAAAAAAGAAATTATGGAACTTTCAGAAATGAGTTATAAACAATATACAGATACAATAAAAAATTATAGAGAAATGGGTTGGGAGCGAGACCTTGACATACAAATGTCAGTTATGCATACTAAAGTAGAAAGTTATAGCAATACAGGTATAAGCCAAGTCCCTAAAATTACAGAAATATCTGAATTATTAAAAGATAAAGATGGTAACAGTTATGCAAAAAGTATTTCAAAAGAAAAAGATGGAGCAAATTTATTAGACCCAGATGTACAAGGAATATATCAAATACAACAAGTTCCTAGAATTAGAAATAGAGGAAACCTTACTTTAGAACAATCAGATGCTATAGAATGGTATAATAGACACGTAGAACATACTAGTCTAATGACACAAAGTTTGCGAGGTGGGGCAAAAGTAGAACTTAAAGGCGAAGTAAAATTAAAAGAAGATGGTACTGGTTTAAATAGATTTGTTAAAGCAGTACAAGACATGAAAGAATCTTTTGAATTAGATTATCATAAAAACTTAGAAGTAGAAGCTGATAGACAAATTTTGTATAACAATTCTTTATTTAGATTTAATGCTGAAAATTTCAATTATGTATTAGAAGCAAATAGATTTAAAAAATTGTTTAAAACACTTTCAAGCGAAAGCACTATAAAAAATAAAAGAGAGCAACAAGTGTTAGAGTCTTTAAAAGCTTTATATGAAGTAGATAACGCTAATGTATATCATTCAAGCTTAAAAGAATTTAAAGATGCTGATTATAATCAATTAAATAAAGGTGAAAAAGCATTTTTTAAAAATATGTTACCTTTAATATCAAGACTTGGAAACACAACTGAAATCTCACAAATCAGAAAAGATAAATTATCATCTATTGACAAAGCAGAGGTTAAAAAATTAAAAGAAATATTTGAATCTGAAGGATTTAATTTAATTAGTTCTCCTAAAGAAATAGGTGCATTTTTCAAATCAGATATGACAGATTTATTATTAAGAGAAGATATAAGTATGTTTCCTATGCCAGACGGAGCAGGTGGGACTAGAGTTAGCACTATTAATGATAGAGCAATCATATCTAGAATATTTGCTAGTCCTTTAGTAAAAAATAGAGAAAGTAGAATGCTTCGTGAAACATTTAATGTATTTGATACCGTAGATATGAAAACTTTTGGTACTTGGAAAGATTTTACAAGTAGCGATAAATTCCAAAAATTGCCTTTAATAGAAAAGAAAAACATGGAATCGTTTAAAGAAGCTTTAGATTCACAAGGAATAAATTTTAATCAATTAAATGCTTTAAATAAATTTTTAGAACCATATATGCTACAAGATGTAAAAGGTGTTCGTGCTGGATTTTTTAGAAAATCACAAGAAATTGTAGAATTGCCTCCAGAAAAATATGTTGAATTATTACAAACATTAAGATATTTAAAAGACCAACATGTAACTACAGTAGAATATCCTTTATTTATAAAAGATTTGCAACAAATTGCTAAATCAGAAAAACATGAATATAAATCTATTGCTGGAGAAATCAATAAAATGATTAACAAGGCATTGCCTAAACAACAATTGCATATATATACTTTATTAAAAAATCATAAAATGTTAAATGAGCAAAATATGTTAGGCTATAAAAGAAATATGAAAATAGAAGACCCACAAACTTCTATGGAAAATAGTTTTAATGCTTTTAAAGAAGATTTTGGAAGTAGAACACATGTAGAAAACAAAGATTTTGATGCTCTTGTTAAAGAAAAATTTGAAGACGGACAATTTATGTCAGAAATATTTGACAATCCTATTAGAACTCCAGACAATTTATTTGATAAATATCAATTTCCTGTAAATGGTAAATTTGCAACTAAAGATAATATTGTAGATACACGTGGAGAACAATTAAAAAGCGTATTTTATTCTGAATACAAAGGAAAAGATTTATACAATTTTGGTAAAGATTTAAAAAGAGAAATTTTAGAAAACAATGAAAATGTAAACGTAGAACATTTAGATGTTGAAGTTACTACTATGATGAAATCTGTTAATAAAGCAGAAAGAGTTATGCAAATAGATATAGATGCAAACAGTAGACCTAGCAATATGAGTGAAACAACTGTAGCTAGTAATAAATTTTATAAAACTTTAAAAAGAGTTATAGGCGATGATATAATAATTATTAACGAAAACTTTATACCATTAAGCAAACAAAAATATGCTGATACTAATAGTATGGAACATATTAAAAATTTAAATGAATCATTAGGAGCTGAAAATAATTTACTTGTAAACGGAGAAAAGATTGCTAAAAGAAGAAATAATCAATCTATGGAACAATTAAAATTAGAAGAAAAAAATAATAATCCTAATGCATATATTGATAGTATGCCTATAGGAACTTTTGTAAAATTTCCAAACGCTTCTGGGGGTGCTTTTGTAAAAGAAACACAATATTCTTCAATAGCTAGACAATATGCAAAAAAATTTCCTAATGCAGATTTAACAAAATTAAATGTGTTAAAAGACAAAGATGGTAATTATTATTATAAAGACAATAGAGCGCAAAGTCAAAATTTAGAACCAATTAATCAAATGGTAGTAGATTTAGTATATTCTGATTTTATGAGCGAAGGTCAATTTAAATCAATAACACAATCTACAGATAAAGCATTAAACAAAAATTTAAAATATTTTGTATTATTTAAAAACGACAATGAATTTACACCTACTAAAAGATTTAGAAACGATGCATCTAGATTGTTACAAGAGAGTACTGCAGATTTTGGTATGCGTAAAAACCAATTGTTAGACGGATTAAGTTTTGATGAAACTAATTCTAAAGTTTTTGTCATAAGAGATGAAGTTGCTCCAGGACAAGGGTATAAAGGAGGCAATATACCAGAAATATTTTCACAAAAAGCAAGATTCGATAGAAGATTGCATAAAGAAAATCCTGATTTATTTGTATTGACAAACACAATGGGTCAACCAATAAGAACAGCTGATGTGCAAATGATTAGTAGAGCAGATGCACAAGCTTTAGGAAAAGAAAAAAAATGGGAAATAATTAAAGAAAATTATGAAAGCACAGATTTTGTAGACAAATCTATGTTTGATGGTGTTACATTTGAACACCCTAGTGTACACATGGCAAAAGCTTACATAAATGGCAAAAGTCCAGAATCTATAGATTTAGTTCAAGGTAATAAATGGATAGGTAAAAGATATACAGACAAAGGAGAATTAGAATTTGTTAAAAGTTATGGTATTAAAATGGAATATTTTGACAATATTTTTGGTAAAACATTATCAGATGGAACACGTATAGCTCAAATTGAAACTGTTTCTGGAAATAAAACTATAGGTCGTCAAAGTGATAGATTGAGTCAAAATATAATAGAGATAACCAATATGAAAGATTTAGAATTTTTACCAGCTGATAAAGGGATTCCTTTTAAATTTGAAGAATATCCATTGTTATATACGTCTGAAAGTAAAGATTATATTAGAAAAAGTCCTGATAATATGAAATATTTTCAAGACAGAGATGCAATGCAAGCAGATTACTTAAAAGATGTTCAACCTGGAATAAGTAAAGCTTTAGATAAAATAAATGATATAGGGTTAGATAGTCCGTATAGAGAATCAGCAAGAGCTTGGTATGCAGCTGAAATAATGAAAAATTATTTTACAAGAGGAGAAGGTGTAGATTTAGATACTAAACAAACAGGATTAAACTTAACATTAGCTAAATATGGAATAGACCCTTCATTTAATATGATGGGTGTAAATGATATGTTGCATAGGTCTTATGTAAACGGAGAAATATATAAATATAAAAACGAAGGAACTAAAACTTCTGTTGCTCCAGAATTGCCAGGAATGAATTTAAAACCTATGATAGGAAGCCCTAAAGAAGGAATATGGCAATACCCTGAAGCTTTACCTTCTATTTTAGACGCAAATGTAACTGTTAAATCAAAAGAAGGAGAAAGCAATGCAATACTTATTAGGTCTGAAAAAACAAAAGATTCTGCACCTGAACAAGCAATAGTTTTATCTGATATTGTAAAAGAAAATCCTGTTGAATTAAACAAAATATTAAAAGATTTACCAACTCAACAAAAAGCTACTTTGCAAAAATTGATAGAAATATCTAAAGCTGAAATGAATGCTGGTAAGTATGTTAAAGAATTAGCAAAACTTGGAGACAATGGCGTATCATTTCAATTGTTAAAAGAATTTAGAAGAGACCCTAATCAAGCTGGTTCTGCTAGAATGTTATTTGCCGTCAAAGATTTTAATAAAGACAATTCTCACATTATATCAAGTGTAGAAGGAGCAAGAAGAGCAGAATATGATTTTGATGGAGATACTATTACTTCTATGTCTAATTTTACTAAAAATGGATTAAAAGAATTAGTAGAATTGCAAACATCAGTATTAGATGCACCAAAAGTAAATGAACTTGCAAATGCTATGTCTTATGACGGATTAACTTGGAATTTTGCTGGACTTGTTAAAAGAGGAGAATTAGAAAATAAAGCACAAAATTTTAAAGCGATATTTATGCAAGCTCCACAACTTATGCAAGAAATAAGAATGATAGGAAATAATAATGTTATTTTAAGAAATCATGGATACACAGGAGCAGCTATACAAATACAACCTAATGTTTTTCTAGCAGCCAAAGGAGGTACAGGATTTAAAAGCGCTGACGCAATAGCATTAAATAGAGAATTAAAACAATTAGGACAAGCCTCATTAGATACAGGAGGACAAGGATATAGAAAAGATATATTTACTACTTCGGAAAATTTATTAGAAAGATTATTTTTAACTGGAGATGCTCCTCTTTTTGATGTCGTAACTGTAGATTGGAAGACTAATGAATTAAGACCTGTTGCCGATTCTAGGCTTGGAAATAGAGAATTGTATTTGTTCCATACATTGCTAAGACCTTTAAGAAGTTTATTAACAGCTGAAAAAAATGATTTTAGTAGCGGTAAACAAGAATCTTCTGGTCCTTACAGCATTACAAAAGCAATAGATGGTTATAACAAAAGAATGAAATGGTTAGAAAAAGATGTGTTTGATGTTCCTAAAGACCATCCATTATATAGTTCTTTAAAAGAATACGAAAAAAGATTAAAAGATACTGGAAGAAAACAAGAAATATTTACTGGTTTTGGAACTAACGCACATTTAAGTGGAGTATTAACAAATCCTGAAAATTATAGTCCAAGAAACAGAGCTTTAATGGAACAATATGATATGTATAATCGCAAAATAGATTATACTAGACAAGGTGGTCAAAATGTAAATGAATTTTATCCACAATACGAAAGTATAATTGCTACAGAATCTAAAGCATATAGTGAATCTTTAAAAGGAATGGAGTTAACCGAAAAAAGTATTATGCAACTTTTAAAAGAAGCTTCCTATAATCAGAAAAAATTAAGAGAAGCTCAAGATGAATTAGCTAGTTATATAACCACTAATAAAGGCGATATACAATTAGGTGTTAATAATAAAGACAATGTAACTTTAAAAAATATAGAAAGAACACAAGTTTATAGATTGGAAAAAGAAATTAGAAGATTAGAAAATTCTATTAAAGCAAACGAAGAACAAGCAAATCAATATTATGGTTCAAAAAATGTATTAGAAAAAAGAGTTAAACTATTAGAAGATTATGTTAGAAACTATCAATTGCCTAATGAAATTAAAAATAGAGCAAAAAAGAATGAAAAATTTGATAGAAAAGAACAAAACGCATGGGTAAAACAACAAGTTAAAAAAGGTAGAAAAGTTACTACTCCTAAAAATGATACTCAATTTATAGTTAATCAATCTAATAGAATGTTTGCTACAGTAATGCATGGATATAGTCAACAAAAATTAGGATTAAATACTTTTGATAGTATGAGATTTGATAAAGAAGCTAGTCAAATTAAATCTTATTATCGTAAAAATTCTAAAAATTTAAAAGACCAAACTGGTGAATATAATGTTAATCAAAGAAATTTGTTAGAACTTGATACTTTTGATAGAATAGATAATTATTTAGAAAATAGAACACCTATGGAACAAATCCATTTACTTACAAAATTAATGGAACCAGAAAGCAATATCATGGAATTGCAAATATTTCAAGGAGAATTGTATCCTACTATCGTAGAACCAGGTTATCATTCTAGACATATGATGCTTTTAAGATATATGAACACTAGACTCGCAGAAAGAAATCCTTTCTTATCAGAATTTATGTTATCTAATTACGCCAAAGCGTTTAACGAATCTGTAGATGTGTTTGCTGGAACTGCGACAAATAATAGATTTAGTAAAGCTATGGGTCAAGAATTTTATGATGCAAAACAAGCTGAGATGTACACAGTAGATATAAATCCAGTAAGACACCACGCAGCTGAATTTTTTAGAAATTATGCACCACATAGCACTTCTGAAGTCAACAAATTAAGTAGATTAAGTCAATATGAAGCTATAATGACTTTATACGGAGGAAAAATGTTTTCTGATGTAGTTAATAATAATAAAATTTTGAACTCTCCTATAGGTAAAGTAGATTCTAATGGTAATTGGCTAAAACCAGGAGCAAGAGATGAAAATATACAAGCTCAAATTATTAGCCCAGAAAGGAATTTAATATTTGATGAAGCTATGCCTTCAAGTGTAGATTTACCATCAGGATTTACTGGTAAACAAAATGGTTGGGGTGGAGGAAAAAAACACTACGATAATTTAATTAGTGAAGCTGTAAAAAAATGTGTAGGTGAGGTAAAATAATGAATATTGTACAAAAATGTGTAAGTTTATTTTTTCCAAATAAAAAAATAGAAGCTGATACAAAATCTAGAGCAGATGCATATCAAGCTATTGTAGATACATATTGGAAAAAGACATCTCCTGTTCATCAATTAGACCCTGTATTACAATCTTCAAGATTTAATGGATTAGTGAGCAAAGTAACTAATGGTCAATTAGAATTGCCAAAAAATAAAATACCTACAGTAGAACAATTAAAAGATTTAAAAAGGTTAGTTGAAAAAGATTTAAAACTTATGGTAAAAAAACCTAATATTTTTCAAAGACATTTTTATATTGGAGAATCTTTTGTAAAAAACCATAAAGAAATAGCTGACCAATTTAATATTATGTTAAAAAGCAATGAAGTAAAAGCAGTATCTACACAAAAATATGCAAATGCAAATAAAATGGTATTTGAACAAATGAGGATTGCAGCTGAAGGAGAAGGATTTAAACTTACTACAATGCTTAGAGGAGGAAGGTCAAAAACTTTAGACAAATTGATGAAAATGCAACAGGAGTATTTAAATATATTATATGATAAAACAGGTAAATATACTTATCAAGGAGAATCTGGTCCTAGAGCAGCAGAAGCATATAGATTAAATAGTGGAGGTAAATATAAAGATTCTTTAGAATATTTTGCAAGTCAAGGTGAAGGTAAGATATATCAAGATTTTATGACTTATGTTACAATGAGTGAACCAAGATGGAATCAAGTTTCTAAAGATGTTAATGCAAATCCTCATGTAATTAAAGCAGCTAGAATATGGAGAGATATTATTTTAAAAGATACAAATGAAGCAATGATAAACTCTTTTAGTAGATTTAAAAACATATTAAGTAATTTATCTCAAACAGATAAAAACACTAATGAATATAAAGATTTATATAATTTTGTAGAAAATCAATTATTAGAATTTAAAAGTATAAGCAAAACTGACAAAGGATTATTTCCTGTTATGACATTAGATGTAATGCCTACATTAGAAGCTAATTTACATAAAATAATTAGTCCTAAAAAAGGCTCTCAAGATTTTGTTGAAGGAGCAAATAGTATTGTAGCTTTAAGAGATATTATAAAAACAAATATTTATAAAAATAATAAATTATCTAATAGGGCTCAACAATCAGAAGGTGCGAATCAAATGGCATTTAATTATTTGGGATTACTTGATTCTTATGCTAGAAACACAGTAAAGTTAGAACATAGTTTAACTAACACAGGTTCTATGTTAGAAGTTATGAAGTTTGTTACAGATACCAAAAATAGAGGTAAGACTCTTAATGATGGTAAAACTACAGCTTTTGATGAAGTAAATGTTGGATTGCAGGATTATATGCAAAATATTTATATGTATCAAATGGGAATAAAAGACTTAAATCCAATTACTGGAGAGCCTACAATATATTCTAAAATGGCTAGAATGGCTACTTCTGCGCAATTCTTTAGTAAGTTAGGATATAACATTAGGTCTGCAGCTAGAAACTCAGCACAAGCGTTATTTCATTATGTGCATTTTGGAGTAGCTGGTGTAAACAGATTAAATAAAGAATTAGCAAAAGACAAAAATTTACAAGCTAGAGTTAATATAGGTTTGGAAAAAAGTGGTTTAAAAATGGAATTTGGTGAAACCGCAAATATTAGAGATGTGTATGGACAAATGATTCCAGAAAGAATTTTCGACGAATCAACTGGTACATATAGAACTAAAACAGATTTTAAAGCAATAGACAAGCTTGATAAACTAATAGATAATGCTTCTACTAAGTCTGGTGTATTTATGAGAAAAATAGAAAACGAATTAAATCGTGGCTGGGCATACAAGTTAGGATATGTTAACGCTTGGAAAACAGATAAAGCATTAGAGCCTAAACTAAGAAAACAGTATGAATGGAATAATTTTAGAGATAAAAATAATAGGCTGGACATAGACGCAATTAAGAAAGCTCAAAATACAGAAATTAAATCTGATATTTTAGGAAAAACTACAGAATATGAAGCTAATTTTGAGTTGTATAGAAGAAGAAGAGCTGAAAATGCTGCTAGAGATACCGTAAGATTAATACATTTTGATTATTCAGGTATTAATAAAGCTCCTATATTAAGAACTAAATCAGGTGCAGTTTTAGGACAATTTCAACATTATGGAATGAGTTTGTTTGTATTGCAAAAAAAATGGATACAAGAAGGATTTGGAGACATTCGTAAAGGTGATTTATTTGGAGAAAAAGCAAATCGAATGCATAGATTGTTTTTTATGAACACTATGGTTCATGGAATATTTAGTCCATTATTTAACACAGATTTAGGTAATCTTATACAAAATGATACAATAGATAGAGCTAACAAATGGTGGACATTGTGGGATAGCGATGACGACGAAGAAAGAGCAGCAGCTTTCTTTAACAAAGGACCTGTAGCTGGTAGCTTAGGACCTACAGTAAGTACAGTATTAGATGTAAAAAGCCTTGTAGATGAAACATTTGATACTGGAGAAATGTTTGCATGGTATGACGATTTTGATGATGATGGTATTATGTCTTATATGACTGGTAGAGAGTATGCAGCTGAATTAGATGACGATACAACAATGTTTGGTAAACTTTTAAATTTATTTAATATACAATTAGGAAGACTATATAACAATACTGGACCTAAATCATTGCAATCTAATAATTTCTTTGGAACATTCGCAACAAGCGAATTAGGGTTGTATAGCACTAAAGAAGTTAAAGAGATGAGAAAAAATGTACCAGCATTAAATGCAAAGAATTGGTTTGACAATCCTAAGCCTGCAAAACAAGTAAACTTTGACGCTCAAGTGTTACAAAGTCTGCAAGCCTTAGAATCTGAAGCTTCTTAATCTATTGTGTTTATTAAGTTTTCAATACCTTGTTGAGATAATCTATAACCTTCTGTTTCTAATTGATTAATCGTAGGTATGTTTGCTGCGTCGTAAGTATCCATTATAGTTTGTAGTTCTGTTATTTCTTTTTGCAATTTGATTCTAATTTCATATACGTGCATTTTGTAATTTTTATTATTAAGTTCTACTTTGTATTTTAATAAGTCTTTATATTCTTTTTTCATTTTTCCTCCGTTAATGCGTACATTCCAATACAGATTGCGTCTGCATTCTTTAATGTAACTCTATGATTATTACCTGCCCAGTCTTGAGCCACTTTCTTAAAATATCTTTTTCGTTCTGTGTAGTCTTTTGGTATATCTCCTCCAATGAAATGTTGCCATACTTTAGGCAATACATCTACTCTCTGCAACTTTAATGACGCTATAATACCTAACCAAACGCCATAATTTTCTCCAAAAGTAAAAGCACCTCTTTCGTAAGGTCTAGCCCAAACTCTTTCTATGTATACTTTAGGTTTTTTACGACCTATAGCATTTCTAATGACTTTAACCATATCTTTTGGTTCCCTTGAAGTAGGACAATTGGTAGTGAATTGGAGGTTCGTTGAGTCAAAGAAAGCAACTGCCCCACTCCATCCAGGGTCTATAGTTAAAATTTTCATTTATTCATCATTCTAATAGCTTCATTTCGGTCAAAGTACACGCTACATTTATCTCCATTAAAGCCCATATTATATGAACCTAATTGCCCATATCTAGCTTTTTGACATATTACTTCAATTTCATACTTATCGTTGTCTCTATTATCTACCGCATAAGGATAGTATACAAAGAACGCCGCTTCAGCTGTTTGTTCAATCACACCGCTTTCCGCAAAGTCTGATAACTTAGGTCTAGGGTCTAACCTTCTTTCAATTTCTCTATTTAATTGCGATACTAATATAGCACTACACTTAATTTTCTTACAAATCCACTTATAGTCAAGCATTATATCTTCTATTTCAAACCTTCTATCTTTATTGCCTCCATCTGTACGAATAAGTTGGATATAATCATCAAGGACTACATCTGGTTTTTCTTTACTTATCTCTTTCATAGCGTCTGCAAGCGTTTTACAATCATCTAACATAATCAAGTTCTTGTATTTTTCACCAAGTTCTTCTTTCTTTAGATTGATTTCGGTTATTTCTTTACTAATATCAGCAGCTTTTCTAATACGTTCATAACTAAATTGTTGAAATTCCATTACTAAAATCTTTTTCATCATCTCAACATTAGTCATCTCACGATTAAATAACATAACTTTCTTACCTTGTTCAAGTAATCGTTTGACAATATTAATAATCATAGTAGTTTTACCATGTCCTGGTCTACCACCTACAACTGTAATCTCACCTCTAGTCATACCACCCGCTGCATTGTCTAGCTGTTCAATACCAAAAGGTATTAAGTTTGTGCCTTCTTTTAATGCTTCTACTGTATTAGTCAATATGTCTTTAGTTTCAACTACTTTACTTGGAGCAATATCTTTTAAGTCTTGTATAATCTTTTCATGTTGATGTAAGACTTCTACAATATCATCCGTATTTTGTAAAGTTAAGTTATATAATATTTGGGAACTTTTTACCGCTTTACGTTGTATAAACTTATACCAAATGTTCTTAGCGTAAGTTTCAGCGTTCGCAGTAGTAGGAACTCCATTAGCCAATCCAGTTAAATAATAAGTAGTTAAATTATTGTCTTTTACATTATCCTTTAAATCTCCAAATACTGTAATAGTATCTATTGGCACATTGTTCTTATACAGCCTATGAAACGATTTCCACAACTCTTGATGCTTTGTAGTATAAAAACATTTAGGTTCTTTGATAATCGCTTTAGCTTTTTCAAAGATTTCATCACCTTTTAGTAAAATACTACCTAATAATGCTATTTCTGCTTCTTCATTCTTAGGCATAGGTTCCAGTCCGTTTGTCTGCTTAAGTTCTTTTTTGTCTGTAAACTCTTTCATTACACCTCCGATTCTGTAAATAAACTAATTTGTTTTTCTTTTGGAATATAGTTTGTAATAACTAATTCATTTTTCTTTTCATTGCTATGTAATTGACCAGCATATTTAATTGGTATTTCATCTATAAAATAAAACCTATACATTTGCCATATTTCAGGTCTATTATCATAAGACACCATAAATTTTCCCCCGCCTGCATCAATTTCATCGCAAACTTCTTTTAAACTTAAATGGTCATCTTCTGTAAATGAATGTATATAGTAATCATTTCTATCTGTAGCTGCAAAGTAAGGAGGGTCTAAATACCACATGTCTCCTTCTTTTGGCTTATACTTTTCAATTAACTTTCTAAAATCCATGTTTTCAATAAACACATCATTTAACTTTTTTCTACTTGGTTCTAAATCAGCCAGAATATCGTCATTCCATTTAGCAGCGTTACTAATTGGTAAGAAAGGGCTTTTGTTAAACGCCGTTTTTAATACAAAAAAGTACATTGCTGCTCTTTTATAATCTGGTATGTCTACTTTTGATTTACTATGTATTAGTTTTCTATAGTCTTCGTGAAGAGTTCTAGACAATAGTATATGTTTACAATAATGTCTAAACTTGTCGAAATCCTCCGCTACTGAAATATACAAATTTATTATGTCATTATGCAAATCATTTAATATATTTATTTTTGCTTTGTTTTTTCTAAAGAACATACTTCCTCCACCAAGAAATACTTCAATATATCGTTCATGAGGATGAAGCTTAGGAACAAGTTTCCTTGATAAGCTATATTTGCCTCCATAGTAAGGAAATATAGTTGGACAATCATTTTTCATTTAGTTTTTCCTACATAATTTAGTTTTTCCCACATATCTCTATATGATGAATTGCTTTCTACACCTACTGGTAAACAAGAAGTACATAATCCCTCTTTTTTGAACTGTTTTCTACGTTTTTCATCCATACCGATATGTAAAGCACCAGGACCATTACCTTCATCATCCATTCCTACAAAGAATGCATCGCCTTTGTCTGTAACAAATACTAATCCAGTCCCTTCTTCTGGATAGTCTTCATCCCATTCTTGCCACCATACATTTTCAATGGTTCTACCCATAAGTAATTTCTGTGCTGAATCATACCACATTTTAGTTCTATCGTATTTTTCTTTTAATGTTTCTCTCATATTTTCCTCCTAAAATATGTATCTTATTTCTTGCCACGGAACGTGTCGTTTCATAGCATTACGAAATGCGTTTATATAATCTCTTTTAATATTGTATTTATATCTAATATTACGACCTCCATATTGACTTGTTTTAGCTTCTTGTAACTCATTTCTCCATAATAAGTTTTCGCCTTCTACTCCCTCTGTAACATTAAACTTATGCATATCTTCGTTGTGAGTTAAAAAAATGCATTCTGCTTTTACTTTATGCTTAAACAAGTTATGTACGTGCGTATCTACTAAGTCAAATAACTCCGCATATGCTTTTTTAGAATTTTCATATACTATTATTGGTGAGTAATTTACGTGTACATCATAACCAGCTTCTATAAAATCATTAATAGCTTTTATTCTATCTATAATTTTACTTGTTCCTGGCTCTAGTTTATCAGACAACTCTTGTGGCATTAGACTAAATCTAATACGAACTTTTTGTAAAGGGTTGAAAGATAATAAATCATTATTTACATATTTTGTTGCCGCAGTACCCATAATCTGTTCGTTGTATTTAAATATACCAAACAACTTTTTCCAATCGTGATACTTTGCGTGCAATACATAATCTTCATTGCAACTAAAATCATATGTATAATATGTTTCGTGTGTTTGATTTGGTGTTTTCGGGTAAGGTAGTGTAATACTGTGTTGTATAATAGCTTCTATTATATCATCTATATTATCAGCAATTGTTACACCAGACTTTACGTGTCTTCTCATGTAACAATAATTACATTTAAATAAACAACCGTATCCAAAACTAGGTGTAATAAAATCACTACTTCTACCAGACTCTCTAATTAACATAGATTTACGATTGACTCTTTTTATCATTCAAATATCTCCTTCGCTTGTTCATATAAATCGCTAGTCATATTATCCATAGCATAATCTCTCTGTTTATCAGACCAACCATCTAAATCACCCTGTGTATTAGCCGCACATTGTAACATATGCTGTTCGAATTGATTTCTCATTTCATCATAGTCATATATTCTAATTCCGTTTTCATCTGTTCTATAATTTAGTTTAATACTTATAAATTCCATTTTATTTTCTCTTTCTTCTTATTGAGCTTATATTGTTATAATACATATACTCAAATCCAAGCTCATTTAATTTATCTATTAGATTTGCTATTTTTTCTTGCAAATCAAATGCTTTTTCAGAATTATACATTTTTTCTAATTTTTTTCCTGTTGGATTACTCATCTCTATGCTCCTTCAATTCATCATTAACTTTTTTTATGTTTTGGTAAAGTTTTTGATATTTATTAGTATGGAAGATTATATTATTTTTATTCAAGTGTCCTTCGTGTTTAATACTCCAAGTCTTATCTTCAATTGGTTGCACAGGAACATCTACTCCGTCTTCAAAATCTTCTGCTTCTCTTAACTTGTAGTTATCCATTTTTTCTATTTCTAATTTCTTGTAATATCCCATTACATTCTACTCCCACTTGTTATTTCATCATATTTATCTTTATTGCCTCCGCATTCTTCAGCAATTTTTTCTGTCCATTCAAAATATGTCATCGGTGCTACTTCGTCATTGCAAATATTGCACCAACGTGGAGTATCATCTACACTTTCTGTGACTTCAAGCGTATTCATATTAACCCACGCTTTTTCGTCTACTTCTTCTGAACCGCAATAGTCGCATACCCACATATCATCCATATCTATTTTTGATTTTCTTTCACTCATTTATCTCTCCATCTAATATTCTATATTGGTTAATCCATTGATTTTCATATTTTTGTACTACTGGTACTGCACAAAATATCCACCAAGCTCTACCAAATCTTTTGTAGAATTCTTCACGTTCTGCAATAGATTCTTCGCTCCAAACATCTATTGACTTAAAAGTTTTAAGTCTTTTTTTAAAATTTCTTTTATATTTTAAGGGATTATTATTTTCATCGTACGTCATTTTTCCTCCTTTTCTGTAGTTTTATCAGCAAGAGAATAGACTTTGTAGAGAGGGTCGTGCTACACTTCTATACGACTTCGGTTAACGTAGCCAGTCTCTATCAAGTGGTCTATATCTCAGGGGCCTTATGCATTTTAGGAACCTACGCTCTTGCTAATCTTGTTATTGTTGGATAAATCTGATTCTCCATAATATGAATAGATTCTCTATCTCTATGCGCAACGTGTGTTGCTACATAAGTACAAGCATTTAATAAATCCCAATATGTTTTCATATTATTATTTAAACAATATCTTGTAAAATCTTCCATATATTGTTGTGGAATCAATTTAGCCATATCAACTAAATGTTTACCTCTTAACTTAGTTTGTGTTAGTCTTGGAAATTCTGTTTCAAACATTTGAACTAACATAGCAACTGTATCATTAATAGTACTATCTATTTGATTAATACTAGTATTACTATTTTTATGTACAGCTTTCTTTTTCGTTAAGACGTTACCAATTGTCAATCCATTTAAGCATACAAGCCTAAATGCACCACCCATAACATTAACAGAAGTGCTACCATCGTAACTATTTGCTACTATTAATTGTGGATTTATTAAATCACCCTTTTCAACCTTAACTTTGGTTTTAGGAAAATTCCATTTCCAAATAGCTCTTTGACCATTTGAGAATGTTCTAGCTTCTGATAGTTCGGCACCAGAACCTTTTAATACTTTTTGAACTTTATCAACAACTGATTTGTTGTCAACTATTTTATATTCATCGGTCATACAAGACAATACATCTCCTGTATCTTCTCTTATGATGAATTTATGACCTGTTCCATCAAGTGGTTTATCTTGTACAGATTTGTCAAGATATATTGCTGGAACTTCTTTAACTGGAAATAGAGTCTCCTCCATTGCTACTATAGACATTTTTATACTCTCCTCTTTCTACTTTGACTTTCTTTGGTGTTCTACCAAACTTTCTTATTTCATTTTCTAACATTTTTTCTTCATTTTGATACCCAGATATAATCATTTTCTGTAAATAAGCAAATCCTTTACCTTGGTATACGTGTTCATCCATATTATATTGATGAATTATTCTTTCTACAGTTTTATCAGGTATTTTAGATATTGCTTGCAGAAAGTAAAATGTTTTTTGATTGTTTTTATCAGAATTTATATTTTCACGAATTAACTTTATAACTCGTTTCAATCTTCTTTGACAAATTGTATTGCTTCCTCTTTCTTCCAAAAGCGAAATGATACGCTTTGTTGGATTGTATTTTCTTCCTGTTTCGTATCCACAAGCCTCGCATTTCATTGTTCCTCCACCAATGTACCAGCTGACCAAGTATGTTTTCCTTTATAATAACTTTCATTGCTATTATAATGTTTGCTATCTGGTATACTGTACACCATTACTTCTGCATTAATACCAACACTTAACAATACACCTTCTGTGCCATTTTTGTCAAACCTTGTGCCTGGTTTTAATGTTTTTAGTTTAACTTTTTTACCCAATTTTTACCTCTCTACTTTCAATAAGTTTATTTTCTCTTCTTCTTAGTGTTACCATATTTAATATAGCTACTAAATCATCTTCTAGTTTTTGTAATGGTTTTTTCATCTCACCATTTAAGGTGCTATTTTTAAGTGTTTCAACCATTAAGTTTATTTCACTATCTGTTAATTTAATTGTTATTACTGCTTCGTTCATTCTTTTTTTCCTTCGCCCATTCATTATGCACAATATCATCTATCATGTCTTTTTCGCTAGAACCAATTTCTAAATTATCTTTAATTTTTTGTATAATTTTATTCCAGACAACATTAACACGTAGCAATTCTTGTGCTTGTTTTAATTTATCCAAGATTCCTCCTTTTATACAAGGGTCTAGGTAGCCAACCTTTGCAATAACAATCACCAGGACTATCCTGGTTAATTTCTTATTATTTAGACCCCTATATAAATTACGTTTTTTAAATTATATTTCAAAGAGATAAATGAATCCATCAGATTTATTTCATTGTTTATGTGGAGTTTCGCTACTATAGAAGCTCTCTTTAATATTAGACTTGGGGTCTGTTATATATGAAAATAACGCAATGATTATTAATGTTCACCGACCCCGTTGTCTGGTAAGTTAAAATGGCAAGTCGTCTACTTCTACTTCTTCTTCAGATAATCTATCACCATCATCCCATTTGTGAACGTTAGTCACTTTAAGAGAGGTTCTTTCTTTACCTTCTGAATTAGTAAATGAAGTTTCTTTTAATTCAATTAAACAAGGAAATCCGATAACATCCTTTTCTTCTATTTCAGCTAGTGTAGTATCTCCAGCGTCATTGCTTGGAAATTGTACACCTAAGCCTTCAAAGAACTCTTTGTATCTTCTGTTTTTCCATCCTTCACCTTCTGCGGGATTAGGAGTTAACCAAACACCTTTATCTACACGATATGTGTTTCCTGATACAAAACCAGCACTAACAACATCACCTGTAGGTACATATTTACCATTAGAATCTTTAGTTAGCTTTGGTATTTCTATTTCCTTAGCTTCTTCTGCTACTTTGAATGTTAGGTTAAACACAATGCTACCATTGTATTCATTAGATTCAAACTTGCTAACATGAGCAGGATAAGTTCCTTCTGCTACTGGCAAAAATCCGTCATCTTTTTCGTTATACGTTGCTTTTACTTCCTTCATTTAGCTTTTCCTTCCGTGTATTTTTCTATTACTTTATTTACTTCCATTTTGAGCTTAGTCATCTCTTCAGAATACTTTGCTCCTTTTAAACCCGCAAAATATAACATAGGTGATACCCAAGTACCATCTCCTGTTTTGACATATCTACGAGTTGTGCCTCTACCTGCACTAATCAAACCATCAGATTGCATTTTCTCAAGGTCTGATTGTTTAAAGACACCATCTTTTACAAGGTCTTCCGCTTGTTTTAAAGTTAATTTACCCATCTTGTTTATCCTCCATAGGTTCTTCTATACTATAAGACAAATAACTTTGATTAATATTTAAATTAATGTGATTATTTCTAGCAAAGTCATCAGCTGTTTGCATTACAAATGTTAACATTGGTTTTCCATGATATAATTTAGTTCCTGTAAACGTTGCATTACGAAACTCTTTTCCGTCATTTACACCAATAGTATAAGATTTATGTAATTCATACAATTCGTCTCTATAGTTTTCTTTTGCTTTTCCAATTTCACTTAGTTTCACTTTTAGCTCCTTTTATCTTATCCGCTTTACGCTTTAATTTATTAAAAGCTGCTTTATAGTTAGAATCGTTGATAGTTTCATTACCAATTTGTTCAACTATTTTAGCTTCAAACTCTTTATCGCCAATAATAGAAAGTAAATCTAACATTGATTTGTATTGCTCTTTATTTAATGCATCTGGAGCTTGTGGTAAATCCTCACCAGCATAGATATATAAACCTAATCCATGTAATGCTATTGCTTTTGCTAAACAACGTTGTATTGCTGTGTTTATTTGAAAAGCATTAGGTTCTAATACAGTTTTGTTTGTATGGTCTAGTACTGGGTGTACTTGGCTTCTACGTATTCCTTCTACATTTACTGATACTTGTACAAATGCACCAGCTTCAGTACGCATATAAGGTGTTTCTACACTATTATCAAAATAAGTATGTACTTCCCAAGTCGATTCTGGAAAGTGTTCTAGTAATACTCTTACAGCCCAAGCCCAAGAAAGATAGCTAAAATTACCTTTCTTTTCTATGTGTTCACTTACATCTATTTTACTTAACGTTTTAAATGCACTCATTTAAATCCCCCCAGTATTTATATAAATCATCAAAATTACTTATGATTTGTTTCCATTTATTTTTATCAAGACCAGCGCTATGCCTAGCTTCAGGACTAAACATATTATATTGTCCGTCTTGTCTAACTTCTAAAAATGCTATCCATTCATCTTTAGTTACTTTATTTTTTTCTTCTAACATATTGAAAACCCTCCTGATTGTTCTGCAAACTCAGCAAAATGTTCTATATTATCTCTGCTAATAGGATAACTAGATGCCCAATTTCTTTCTTCAAGCAATTCATCAAATTGTTTCTTCAAATCTTTAGGATAATTCATAGGAACAATGTCCTTGTCTCCCGTCATTGTTATAGCAATTTTATTTAAAGCTTCTTTTTGTTCATTAATCTTTTCATTATCTTTCTTTGCTTGTTGCATAGCTTTTGCATGATTATCAAGATATTCTTGAGTTTCAGGAGTTTCTAAAGCTTCCTTTAATCTTTTAGCTATTGCTACTGCTTTATCTTCAGTAATTAAATAGTTATCATTGTAACATCCAGCATTCATGTCATCTATTGTTAATATATCTTCACAATGTTCACAAGTAAATTCCCATAAAGGTCTCCACCACCAAACATTATTTCTAAAATAACTTCCTGGATTATTATTTTCCCATTCAGTTTGTAATTCCCAATATTCATCATTAAGGTCTTGTTTTTCTCTATCATCATAGTTCATAGCGCTTAATTCTTCATATCGTTCGGCTTTTTTATCTGAAAAACCTTTTGCTACTTTTGGATTTTCTCCATATAAATCGAATCCCATTTGTTATTCCTCCAACTTTCTTTGTTTAACTTGTTTTACTATCATTTCACTAACTTGTTTACCTCTATCAGCAAACATTAATCTTATTCTTGTGGGCAAGACTATATCGAAATTACAGACTGCACAACATCTACCATCATTGATAGGTTCTGCATTGTGTCCATAAGGGTCGTTATGCTCCTGTCCACATATACTACATTCTAGTTTCATTTAGTTTCCTCCGTGTTATTAGACAGACAATACATAATTTTTATCATATACGTTGTTTATAATTATGCCACTGGGCATTCTTTTCCCAAGACTGTTTCGTTTCCAGCCATTTAAATGTTTATGTCTATCTAAATACTATACAATCCAGGACAGTATTTACCCTGAAATTCACAATATTTACATTCCCAATTATATACAGGAACATTTTCTGTGCCAGGTTTAAGCATTTCTGCTTCACCTTGTATGCTATCACTTGTTTCATTTAAATCAGTCCAATAATTAAACGCTTCTTCAAGATATAATTCACTAATCTTTTCTTCACGCATCATTGAATTGTCTTTATTATACCACATAATAGATAGTCTTATATCAGTAATATCTTCTTCATTACCTAATCCTATCGCATAAGTAGCTAATTGTAATTCATAGTTCACACTTGGGTTCTTGTCTGGATTTCTACCAAACTTCATACGCCATTTCCAAGCTCCTGCTGTCTTTATATCGTATACATGAATCATTTCACCTTCTCTATTAATAACACCTACATCTAAGTGTCCTACTACATTAAGTTCAGGTATTTCTATTCTATGTTCTGTAACAACTTGTAATTCATCAGGTTTATCTGCTCTTTCTTGTATGTCGTAATCTTTCATCGCTTCTTCAAAATCAGCGTGTACAAGAGTTCCAAGTCTTAGTAATCTAGCACTCTTTTCATCTAATGCTCCAACTTCTAAACCTTGTGTTCTATGTATTTGTTTTCTATAGCAACTACCAGCACTACTAGCTGAGAACCAACCTAAATGGTCTTTGTATTTTTCACGATTCTCAACGCTTTTCTTTTGCAAGTATTCGTTATATATTTTAGGTATGTCTATCATAGGTTCCTCCGTCTATAATATAATAATTTATCAGGTTATAGTCAATACCTTTTCAGGCTATAGAGGGCTGTTGTTCTGGAGAACTGAACCATTTAACTCTTTACTCAAAAAGCACCTATCTATTACCTAATTAACTAATCTTCTATACTCATATAATAATTGAAGATTATTCTGAGTATCTTCTAACACATACTTACCAAAGTTTGCTTCTTTGTGTTGTATTCTTCTTGTATCAATATCAAAACCTTCTTCTCTAAGTCTAAATATTATTGCACTTAGCCTTGTTGCACGATAATTTTCAAATGCATCTAAGCTAGTAATACTACCATATTTCTTTAAGTGTCTTAATATTTTTAATGTTTTAGTATCTTTACCAACTTTAAATCTTAACATAATATTTTAATCTCCTATTCTGTTTAGCTTCTTTTGTTTATTATATCAATTAGTCTATTAAATCTATCTGCAATACGACCAAGTAATGTTTCACGTCTGTACTTTGCGTATGCCGATAATACTGCTTTAGTTTTTCTATTATGCGTACCTTCATAATAAGATTTAGGTATATTTCTCACTTTAACCTCCATAACCATTTACATACTTCCCAACATAATACAGGAAGTACAATAATTAATATCAACTCATGTGTTTGCAAACAAGCTATATACATTATATCAGCGTCTGCGTCATACCAATAATGTTGCGTCATATACGTCTCCTTAAGGTTGAAATGCCCATGGTTTAACTGGAAACCATAGTCTTGCTTTGTTTTTCAAAGTTCCATTTTTATTTATATCTTGATGAAATATATAATAATTTTTCTTCAACGTAAATCTTGTATCAGTCTTAAATGGAATAATTTTAGTTTTAGGTATAAAATAATAAGGCTTATCGTTTTGGTCTTTGTGTAAAGATAACCAAGATACTTTAGTAAACTTATTATCTATTAATCTCCACATCAAATAACGTGGAATAGCATGTAAACTTCTATAACGTTTTCTATACTCTTTAACTTCATCTGTTACTACTATAGTATCATCCCACATAATATGGAACTTTTTTGTTGCGTCTTCATAATAATCATTGAGAGTTATATGATATGTATACTTACTACTAAATACTACCATGTAATATGTTCTACTATGTTTATCTTTAGCTTTTCTAGCCCAAGCCATAGATTGTAACGCTGTATCATAACCTTGACTACCGCTTTGTATAAATGGTGCTAATAAATCTTTCATTACATTCTTCCGTGTTTAGCTAAATACTCTTGTATTAATTTAGGAAGCTTGTGTAAACCAACTCTTTTAGCTTGTTCTATTAAAGCTGATTCTATTTTATATACTGCTTTTCCAAATTTCATGTCTACCTTCTTTCTTTTATCTATTGTTGTTATATATTAAAATACGTCTATAGTAGGATTACGCATTGGGAAGCTATCCCCCTACAATACCTATAAGATACACCTGCGTTTTCTTTTTAGGTATCTTGATTAGCATAGGTTTGCTCAGTCATTTGACCATTGCCTAACTACTTGAACGTTCTTTTGGACATCCAATTGCCTCAAGGTGGATTATGCATGGTGTTACATTGTTATCCACGAATATAGCCGCATTTTAATTCTTGAAATTAAAGGGACAAGACGAGGTAAATGAGATATACTACTAACTGATATTAGGTAGAGTCTCGCCCCTTAAATATTTAATCATTTAATTCTAGTAACATTTTTAGTGCTTCGATACGTATTTTTAAATCTCTATCAGTTATATTATTAATTAATAGCCTACGCATCTTTAAATCACTCATAGATACTCCGTAGTATTG